CGACTGCGTGATGCAGTTAGAGAAGTCAATTTTTTATTACGTGTGGTATTATACCACATTATTTTTGTTTTGTCAAGAGGCTTTTTGAAATTTATTATCGAATTTATAATAAATTGTAATTTCTTGCGTGTACTCGCCATCTACGAGTTGCCTTTCTCCGATTACGATTTTTTCAATCAGAGTATTTAGAAGAACCTTATCAAGAGCCGTAATATCTCCGAACTGCTTAACCTTTTCGACAAATGCTTGCAAGGATTGGAATTCGTTCTCTCTTGCTGCTTCTCTTGCTCTTAAAGCATCGAGTTCTTTTTGAAGTCGCTCTTGCTTTTCTTCATCTCCGGCAACAAGTTCTTTGAATCGCTGAAGGGATATTACTCCGTCCAACCTATCCTGATACATTTGCTCATATCTTTTGTTAAGTTTTTCGATTTGCTTTTCAAGTTCTTCAATGGTTGCTTGGCAACTATTCCCGCTCTGAAACTCCGACATTACTTGTGCTGCAACTTGATTATCAAAATCAAACTGCCCTGCTCTTATGCTTGCAACTGTCGAGCGGAGATTTTCAAGAACCGTGTTGTAGACATCATTATACAAGGTATAATGTGCGGTGCATCTGTCTTTTCCCTTTTTCTTGTAAGTCTCACAACAATAATATGGGTTATTATCTCTCTTGGACGAAAGACCTAAAATTTTCCCACATTTGTCACACCTTATTAACCCAGCAAAGATATTGCAGAAGTCGCTCTGTGTACTTCTCTTTCTCTCTTGGATTCTTCTGTGTGCATCATCCCATAATTGCTGTGAAATGATTTGTGGGAACATACCCTCAACGACTATCCAATCGCCCTTGTCTTTCTTGATAACCTTTTTGTTTTTGAAAGAGAGAATTTCTCTTTTGCCACTTACAAGATTTCCGAGATAAGTTTCATTGTGAACGATTGCTGAAATTGTTCCTAAATTCCAATCATAAGGGTCTTTGTCACAAGGCTTGTTTGCATTTCTTCTTTGTAGAGCATACGGAGTAGGAATTTTCTCCTGACTAAATAATCTTGCGATTTTTGTATAACCATATCCGTGATATGCTATCAATGTGAAGATACGGACGATTACCGGAGCAGTTGTTTCGTCAATCAAAAGAACGTGCTTGTCCTCTGGACTTTTCTTAAATCCATAAGGTGCTTGCGAACCGATAAACTCGCCCCTTGATGCTTTTGCCTTGAATGCTTGTCTAACTTTACGAGAACACTCCGCAGGATAGAATTGATTGAAAAGGTTTTTCATAGGAACGATGAAGTCGAGGTCTCCTTTGCGGCATTCACTATCGTAATCGTCTCCAATGGCTACAAACCTTATATTTCTTTCGGGAAAATATTCTTCAATATATTTTCCGACACCAATATACTCTCTGCCAAGCCTCGATAAGTCCTTGACAATAACCATATTAAATTTTTTGCTCTCTGCATCTCTCAACAACCGTTGAAAGTCTGGTCTATTGAAGTTTGTACCAGTGTAGCCATCATCACAGTAGAAATCATAAATCTCAATATTATTGGCTTTGCAATAATCTTCGAGTATCTTTTTCTGTGTTTCGATTGATACGCTTGTACCATCTTGCATATCGTCAACGCTTAAACGTGCATAGAGTGCAGCGAGGTAACTTTTTCTTTGCTCTTTATAGTTCATCTTGTCCTTTCCGAGCAAAGCGGTTGACAGATAATATTATACCACAATATCATCGTTTTGTCAACCGCCTTCCACTATGTATTATTTAATTTTTGACTTGACATACTCAATGTAGAGGTCTTTGAAATTCTGATTTCCAAACACACTCGTACAAATCATTTTTGTCTTTTTGCTGGGTTTTACAGTTTTGGTCTTTTCCATCGAAACTCCTTTGCCTCCAGTTGAAGGCAAACAAAGTACGGTATTCCGGCTTGCGCTTCTTCATATGTATTGAATACTCTTGATTTCATGCCTTGTCTGCTACTCAACACGAGGTCTGGTTTTGGGTTTTGTTTATTTCGAGAGAAGCAGTATGTGGTTTTTGTTTTGTTGTTAATACGGTAGAGATACATTTGCTCTACATAAGGTGTCTCATTGTTTACGATTACATAATACGCCTTCCCTATTTGCGGTTGCTCCGCCGTGTATTCTTCAATTATTTGAAGTGCATCAGCCAAGCCGACCACATACTGTTCTTGCTCTTTGCTCATATTACAGGCTGTTTCAGCATCAATCTTGTGCTGTATTCTCTCGATGATTTCTTGAATCAATTTGTGCCTGTACTTCCGAACCCACCACGATTTTCACCGTCAAGATGGTCAACTTCCTCGAATTCAATGTCGGGTTGCTTCTCAACGATTCTAAACTGGCAAATTCTATCATTCAGATTGATAACCGTGTCCTCCAGCGCAAGCACCGGCATTCCCCACACATCACCATCTCCGCAATAAGAGTTGTCGATTACGCCCATATGATTTGTTTGTAATACTGCCCACTTCTTACAAGTGGAACTACGAGGAACAACGTGCGCCTCATATCCATCGGGTAACTTCATAGAAACACCAAGGGAGATAATTTTTCTCTCGCCAGCCTTTAACTCAACGGTCTCGGCTGCACGAAGGTCAATCCAATCGCCTTTGGCAAACTTCTTAATTCTTTCGAGTTTGTCATTATGATACTTAATTTTAATAGTAAACATTTTTATCTTCTCCTTTAATCTGCTGATGCAACATATAAGCCACAATGACAAGTTCCGCTTTCGTTTCGCTCCATCATATCACGGAACTCCTTGCACATACATTTCGTATCTTCTGTTTTACGAATTCTGCAAGGGCAATAGCCATTGTTGGCTTTAAGTTTTTCTCTGATTTCTTTGACATATTCTTTGTCGGGATTTGTCGTTACTTTCATTTATGAAATCCTTTCTGCATATTGGTTGTCGCTTTGCAAATTTACCCCAAGAACTTCATCATAGTGTGGTTTTTGGTCTGGAATAAATCTGCCAAATTTAACTACGATATTTTCAGTTTCCTTCATTTTAATTATAAAGGACGGAAACAGGCTATTGATTTCGTCTTTTGTGTAGCCAGTATATATCACAATATCGTCAGAACTGTGCTTGCGGAACTCTGCGATGAACGCTATTAAATTGTCGTAATCGTCAAATGGCTCTAACCCGCCAAACACAACTGCTTGCGAATATATATTGCCGAGGTATCTTTGCACGAGCCTATCTATTGATACTTCAATATCTGGTGCGGTAGCAAGTGCGCTATTCTGACACACTTGCTTACCACACATCTTGTCACACTTAAACGTACAAGAGTGACAACCTATAAACATTGATACTTTTCGATAGTTGACAAAATCCTCATCTACAAGGTTTTTAATCAACATATTACTCACCGAGCATTTCTGCGTATTCGTACCATCTACGAGTATTGAATTCTCTAAATCTGTCCTTGGAATAACTTCTCGTAGGAACAAGATAGCCTACAATTCTCTGGTAAGTGTCAAACACAGGTTCTCCACAGGTAGGACAAATATCCGTACCAACGAAACCGTGATGATTCTTACACTCGTTGATTCTTGTGTTGAATGCGAAATAGATTACGCCCGAAAGAGCAATCTTATTAAGCATTTCCCATGCCGCTTCTTTATTCGGGAAGTTTGCTTCGAGGTTGATGTGTGCAATACTTCCACCGGAACACTTCTCGTCAAGGATAGACGAAAGGCGAAGTTTTTCCTGAATTGTACACTTTGCGGAAAGAGGAATCCACTGATTAGAGTAGATAAAGGTATTTTTTCTATCATAAAGAAGATTGTCTTTCTGACAGAGGATAACCGCCGCTCTTTCTGCGGGAACACTCTCAATATTGAATGAATAAGCATCGGTGAATTCGTCCTTAACTGCGTTCAGAACCTCGAAAATCTTACTTGCAAACTCAATTCCCTTATCGGTATAACTTACGCAACCGAATTCGTCAGTTTCCGTATATCCGAATGCTTCGATTACCTCAAACAATCCGAGAATACCAATAGTGCAATACTGCTTATCCATTTCAATCGCACCCTCTTGGTAGTTGGGGAGCAATCCCTTTTCTACGTTGCGTTTGATAATGTGTCTTACTCTGTCAAGAGCCTTGCAGCAAAGCAAAGTTCTCTTTTCGAGAAGTTTAAGATACTTCTTTTCGTCACACTCTGTTTCGAGAGCAATTCTCATAAGGTTAATTGTGTTCACCTTAACAGAACCGATAGACAGTGCCGTTCCGCCGATAGAGTTGATAAAGCCGCTCAATTTCGTGGTGTTGGAGAGAAGTCGGCAACAGTTGCTCAAAGTGGTTACATCGTTGCTCATAAAGAAATTGCTATCATTCCAAAGAACGTTATGGTCGGAACACCATCTTGCAAAGTCATTATCAACAAACACTCTGTAATCCTTTGTCTCAATCATATGCTTAATTTCTTCCTCGGTCAAATCACTTCTTTTCAGGAGTGAGTATGTAAGTACAGGGAAAGTAAACATATTCTCATAGCGGATTTGAGAGACAACTTCCATAAACACCTTTTGATGCTCAATCAGATTGTCTACATTGTCAATAACGAATGAGCCATCGGGATATTCAACACCACCGAACAAAGACTCAACATAGTTTCTATCAAAGATAGAGACATTTACAAATGCAGTCTGGTCAATTCTCATAAACGGCTGGTTAAGTCTATAAATGAGTTTTTGGAATGACTGTCTCAAATAATAGTCGGGGTTCTTAATGAAGTAGCCGGTCTCGCAATCGTGCTTCCAGAAGTAGTAAGTCCAGATAAGAATGTTGGGAATACCAACCGCTCCGGAACTTCTGTTGCTCATATAGGAGATATACTCGATTACATCGTCAATAAAAGTAGTCAAGTGTTTGGGTGGCTGATTATTATAATTCTTCAAGAAGAACAAACCTTCAGTTGCGAGACGAGTAAGGTCATAAGCATAGCAATAAGGAAGATATGTAGATGTGGGAGCATCGTGCAGATAGAAACTACCGTTGTACTCTGCTTCGAGCCATTCCTTTGCCGTTCTTAAATTATACTCTTTCTTAATCTCATAGAAAATCTTATTTAGAGCAAAAAGTTTGTCCTCGGACTTTCCCTTCTCACTCAACAAACTACGAATATCCTTGCTGGATGCGTTGGCGTTAGAGTCAATCGTAACATCCGCAACATTTTTATCTACGAACCCATCAATGAAGTCCGAAAAGTTCAACTGGGATTCGTGCAAACCATTGAGGATTTCAAAATCCTCTCCGTACTTATCACTTAAAGATTTAAGTGTTTTTTCAAAGTCACGAGTTACTTTAATCGGAATTTCCATTATTTAACCTCCGTGTTGTTAATCCAGTTGTTTGCTTCTGCAAAACTCATAAGGTTGCCATCAACGGAGAGAACAGGAACTTGGTCAATGCCAAGAGACTCCATATCCTCAACATTGTTGTTTTCAACATACTCAATGTTTTTGGCTTTAAGTTTCTTTTTCAAAACCTCACATTTCGGGCAACC